GTCCTATAAAATAGAAAAATGAAAAGACTTCTTTTAGCCTTTTCGTTATTCTTAACTACTCCTGTTTTTGCAGGTGAAATCACATCAACAATCACTGATTCCGTCCAATTAACAGTACAGGGTGCAGCGGTACAAACAGAAAGAATTGGTAGTTCCTATGCAGTTTCGGGAACTAATATTGGTGTTTCAAACCTAGGTGGTTTAACTGGTGGCACATCAAGTGCGGCAGCAACAATGAGTGCTGGTAATTATACAATCAACAATGACGGTCAAGCATTCTCATTTGCAGAATCATTAACCGTTGGAGATAGCACTGTTTCATCACAGACAGTATCAAATGGTGCAATTGCATCACCAACTCTGTATGGTAAAAATACCACACAAGCAGCAGGTGAAAAAGGAACCCTTGCAGGTACAATTGATACTTCTACAGGTGCTCTTACATTTACTGCTGGTGGTGCTGGAACCACTGCAATCGGTCAACGTAGCGTAGAACTGAGCGTATTCAAATGAAACATATCCTAGCAGGCATTTGTCTGCTAGGGTTTTCTTTACCCTCCCTAGCAGTACCAGTCACGCCAAACTTTACTAGCGGTACTGTAACTTCTCATACTGAATCCACAACCACAGTCAATGAAAGTATTAGGCAACAAGATTTTCAAACTGGATTTAGTTACACAGTTACGGGCACAAATGTAAATGTTCCAGGAACTCCAACTCTTGGAAGTTCTTATAGTATCATCAATCAAGGACAACCATTTCAATTTTCAGAAACTTATTCTGGTCCTGGATTAATTAAAGAAACTACAATAGAAAGAACAACAACAATTCAATCTGTTACTGATTCAATGTCAGTATTCACCCAATGAAATGTCGTTATATCTTATTGCTAGGATTACTAGTTACTATGCCAGCATCTGCAGGAGATACTCCTGTAACTGCTGTTGCAAATCCTCAAGCAACATCAACGGGAAGTGTAACTAATCAAGCAGTACAAGTCCTACAAGGTCCTTATATCACCAATACCTATGGTGGTGGAGTAAGTTGTCAAGGACCAACATTTAATCTTACTCCATTTATGACTACATCTCAAAGTGGTTCCAGACCTTTTGAATCTTATGTAGATGTGGATAATGACCCAACCACAGGAATTACAATTAATGGAGTTCCTGGTTTAGAAAGAACAGGTCAAAAAGATACATTCTCAAATAACTTTGGATTATCTGCCACCTTATCATTTCCTTTGGATGGTGGATTACAAGCAAGATGTAAAGCAGCAGCAGATACTTGGACTGCCAGACAACAGGCAGAAACTGATAAAGCAAGATTGGACTTTGAACTTGTAAGATTATTGAAATGTGGGGAAGCAAAGAAAGCAGGTATCTTTTTTATTCCTTCTTCTCCCTACGCAAAGATATGTGCGGATGTCGTAGTGATTCAACAAATGCCTTCTTCTGTCGTAATTTCTCAGCCTTCTGTTCCTTCTTCAAAAGTTTCAAAGTCTTCTTATCCAGTTCGGCAGCAAACATCAACTGTATCTCATAAGGCGTCAGATCTCGGTTCAACAATTGCTTTGCCCGCACAAACAACTGCTGAACAATAGGTTTCATTTTACCTACCATCCATTCCACCAAAGATTTGCCAATAAGAGCCGCAGCAACAGAAGCAGTAGCAGTGGTGCCAGCAAGAATAACTTGTTCTTTAGGAGGAACTGGAACTGCTCCAACAAATGGAACTTGGATTTCTGGAACACCTAGATTACTTTGCGGTGGTGCAATCGTTTGAGTTTCTTGTTGTGTAACTGTTTGTATTGGAGGTATAAATGGTTTTGTATCTGGGAGTGCTCTGGGTTTATCTTGAATTTCTTCTTCTTTCTTTGGTTCCTGTTGAGGAGTTACCATTTTCCTGAACTCTTCCGCAGTAGGAGCATCAATAGGTTCATAATTTGGAATACCATCCAAAGGAATATTAATAATAGGTTTTGGAAGTGTTCTGTTTATAGGTAAAATGATAGGTGGAGGTTCCAACTGACGAACAACTGGAACCTCTATTTTTGGTGTTTGTATTTTTATATCAGGAACTTCTGGTACGTTTGGCATCTAACTATTATTAGAAATAAACCTTCCATTTCCATCTCTGGGAATATTTAGACCTTTTCTTTTTTTATTTCTTTCTACTAAATCTGGTCTTTTTCTGCCTTTGTTAGCAGCACTAATTTTTTCCTTCACCTCCTCACCAATAGGTTGCCCCTTTCTACTTTTATTCAATTCAGCAAGATAAGGATTTTTTTGAACTCCTTTCTTTCCCTTGTTCCAAGGAACTCTACCTTTTGGAGCACCTCCTCTTTTTCCTGCCTCACTCAATACTTGTTGTATCACTTCTTCTTTTTTTATCATTCCAGATAGTGCTTCATAAGCAATTCTATCATATTCATTACCATACTCCTCATAGAGTTTTTTATGTGCCTCTGCGTGTTCTTCAACACTCAACTCTATAAGATTACTATAATCGTCTGTGCCTCCCATATGTTTAGGCACAATATGGTGAATGTGTTTCATTCTACTCTGTGATGGTTCGCAATACTATTTATACAAGAAAAGGTGCCCGAAGACACCCTTTCCACCTGATAGATGCGAACCACACAGGTGTTATTATTTATTCTACCAGAGTTCCTCTTTGTCGTCTAATAATTTTTAACTTTTCAAAATCTTTTACTTTGGTGTCTCCCTTGTACGGCCAGGCATATCCTTCAACAATCATTTGGTCATTCAATGATGACTCTTGATCATTCACGAACAGATGTCCAATAATTCTTCCATACTTTTCAGTACTATCTGGAAGTTCAGTTTTAATAAGAATATGTTCTGCTTTTTCCACTTTATGCTTTAACCATTCTTTTGCTTCAATCCCATACCTTTTCTCATTAGCATCTGCTGTTCTTGATTCAGGAGTATCAACACCAGCGAGTCTAATACGTTTAGTGAGGGAAATATCAAAACCCAAATCGATATCAGCATCAATCGTATCACCATCAATCACTTTTAAGATTTGTTTGATTCTGTAAATATACGGATCTTTGTCTGCCATTGTTAAAAGATTTTAAATTGTTTGATTGGAAGTTCTTTTGGTATTCCTGGAACAGATAATCCTTTTAGTAAGGTATTCATTTTATTATCAACAATTTTATTAATAATTTGTTCTGGATTATTAATAATATCTTCAGTTTTTTTATAGGTAAAATAAGCACCTATAAGTAAACCAACACTTACTGTTAAACTGAGTGTTGATAAAATAAGAGATAATGATTTCATTCTTTAGTTTCCAAGTATGCCATTCTTAGTATATAGTAGATACACCAAGCAGTAAAAACTAAACCTGATCCGAGAATTACACAAACACCCCAAGGAAAGTTATTCATTTTTTAGGAATACACTCCTGTTTCTTTTTGTTTTCATAATATGGATAATATTTACCTTCTGGTTTCATAAATCCACATCCAATTAACCACTCTTTTGTTTTTGGTGTTGGTGGATAGACTTTATAAAGAGTTTTATTTGCACATGCTTCTAATCCTTTTGCAGTCTCATTCTTTTGACTTGCTGCCCAAATTGCATCTGCTTCCCAAGGAATTGCTGCACCTTGACCCGCAAGTCCATAAAGTTGTTCGGCTCTTGCTTTTACCCAATTCGGAATTTGATCATCATGATAAACTTGAGCAATAAATGGGTTCTCAATACCTCCTGCCATACAATCTTGAACTGTATGCCACCCTTCATGACGAAGAGTACTCAAAAATCCTCTAGGATCATCTAAAAGGTCTCTACGAATAAAGAACCTATTATAATCTGGTTTATAAATCCCATTCAAATATTTTGGAAAGTATTTTGTATCACCAATATAAACACCAACATTAATTTTATCTAAAGCAACAATAATTTTTGATGCTTCATCTGCCATTTCTGGAATAAACTTATCAAATTTATAATCTGCATGTATTTGCTCTACACCTTTCATACACTCCAAAAGAATCATACATCCAAGAGCAGCATTACTATAATCTGGAAGATCTTGAATATCTTTACCTGGAGTTACCGCAAGTGTAGGTAAAGTTAGACTTAATGAAAGTCCAATTGCCGTAAAAAGTTTTTTCATTCGTTCCAACATCCCTCCTGTTTATGGATCCAAACTTTCAAATCTTTTACATACTTTCGTAATATTTGTGCTTGTTCTTCGTGCCAAGAATCACCCGTCTCCAAATGAAGACGGGTGTGATTATCTATGGCTTTGAGAATTTGATGAATTGGTCGATTCCAAGACTCACGTTTTGGAGTATTCCACTCTCTTGGCATAATACCTCATTTTTTCTTACCACCATTTTTTGCTTTTTTTGCTGTAGCATTACCTTGATTCTGTTTAGAAGTTTTACCTCCAGCAGAACCTTTTTTACCTTTGTTTGCAGATTTTGCCATTAACTTATGCTCTTGTTGTGTAATCTGGACTATCACCACAAGTTGGGCAAGGTTCAGTTTCTGTAACTGTAGTTGCTACAACTGGTTCTACAATTGGTTCTGGTTCAATCACAAACTCAGGTTCTGGGGTTCTTGTCACAGGTTTTTCTTCATCATCTTTATCACCCTTCTTCAGAGTATCAACTCCAAAAGTTGCAGCTGCAGCAGTGAAAACTGTTGCAATAAATGTAGGATCCATTTTAGCAAGAAGACCAGCATAACTAGCAGTAAGCAATGCAGCACTCCAACTCAAAACAGTAACTCTAATGATAGTGCTCATACATTTTTCTCTTTTGTTGTTGTCGGTCATTTGTCTTAAGGGTTAATCGTGGGTTAGTGTTTCCAAGATTCACCTTCTGCTTTTCTTCTACGAGCAAGTCCTGCTTCTACATTAGATCCAGGATTTCTGTACAAGTAAAGCGCATCGGGAACTTTTTCCCATTCTTTATTCTTCAGTGTACGTGTAATAGTATTGAAGTTATCACCACCATAAAAACCAGCACCAAGATTATAAGCAAAAGAAAGTAAGGCACCTCTCTTACCGTCACTCATTTCATTCCAATGTGGAATTTTACGAAGTGCTGGAAGAAAATGCTTGCGGCATTCATCAATTAGCAACTCATCTGCTTCTACCTGAGTGATGGTTTGTCCCATTTTGAATGGTCCACCATTCTTATCTCTGGTACTTCCCCAACCAATCGTGATTGGAAGATTACCAGAAAGAGGATCTGGATAGGCATTCAATCTACATCCTTCGAACTCTTTGATGAGTTTGATACCAGATGTTGGGAGATCATCACCACCAGATGCTGCAGCGGCAGGTGCTGCTACAGCATCAGTCTTTTTTCTAAAGATCTCCGCCCATTCTGCCTTATCTTCCAAATACTGAACTGGAAGATGATCTTCCAACCATTGAACTCCTTTTACGTGATTTTCATTCTTATCATCATAAAACTTGAAGAAGTTATGTAAATCTACTTTTGCCATTGTTCTATCTCCTTGATAATTACGAACCGAAAATACGACCCCAGCCAGTGCCAGGTTTGCCTTGCTCTAACCAACGATACTTAAGAACATCTTTGGTATAATGGTTTTCTTACCGTGTTCTACTGGACCAGTATAATTGTCATTCAATGAACCATAAGGATCGTTGATGTAATATCCTTTAAGGTCTGGGGTAGTGCCAATGACTACGACCATGTGACCGCCAGTTGGAGCAGAAAGAGGACCACGATGGAGGATACCGATAACCAATGGATGCCCAGCAGCAAGCTCTCTATCAATATCAGCAAACCCAAGATTGTAACTAAAATGTGACTTAACACCATAAGAAGCAAGAACTTTTGTCTGTACTGCGTGGTCAGTTGAGTCACCAATTGCGAATACTTTTTGTACATAGGCATCATCACCTTTCGCACCTTTGAGAGTACCTGGTTTGAGGAACTCCAAACACATTGCACACGATGAAGAGTTGCAAGTCCTA